CGCGCCTTGTGCTTTCTTCGCCAGTGCGACCATCCTCATAAATGCCTTTTGTTGCTTCCAGAAAAGCTCGTTGCGTCTTGTATCCCCAGGTTTGGCATCAAGCCGCATGTTGCAATAGCGGTTATATCGTTTCGCTGCTAAGTCATACCGTTCGACGGCTCGGACAACCATCCGATCCAGCGAACGGCTCGGTTTCGGCTTTTTCGCTTTCATACTTTCTCTCCTTGCCGTCGCTGATCGGAGTCGTCGTTCACCACACCTGCCCATGAAACATGAGCCACTTGGCTAGGCTATGCTTCTTGGTGTTGATCGCTGGCGGCTCGCAATGAACCCAGCGCACGATAGCTTTGATGAACGCCTTCACTCCACCACCCCCGCCGCGAGACATTCATTCCGCAAAGCCTCGCCATGCGCGAAGATCGCCGCCGCGTAGTCGTAACTACGCCAGCAATTCGCCGCTATCTCGCGCCAGTTCCGCGCCGCCTCTAAATAAAACTTCTTCATAAATGCTCTGCTCATAGGTTTCCTTTCGTTGCGGTCTGCCGGATGTTGCCACCCGGCAGACCATTGCCTTAGTCGGATAGAACGACCTAAGCCGCCACTGGCAAATTGGTTTTGTTTTGACTGCGGAAAAACTCCCCCAAAAGGACATCGCGTTTGCCAGTCCTGAGATTGACGGCACTTACAATGTGCCTTCCCGTCTCTGGACATCTCGCGTGGTATCGCACCAGCGTCATTGCCGATGGTTCAACTGAAATGACTTTTCCGACCGGAAGCTTTTTAATTTGTTCGCGCAGTTTCATCGTTACGCACAGACTCTAATCGCTCGCTCCAATTACGTCAACAGCTTTTCTTGTTTTTTTTGTTGCTTTGTTTCGCAGCGTGATTATTATGGTTTTGATGATTCGCCCGTGTGAAAAAAAAATAAATCCGCGATTGCTTGATCTGTTTTGCGGGGTTGGCGGATGGTCTAAATCGTTTGCTAATCTTGGTTGGGAGTGTGTCGGGGTGGACATTGCCGCGATGGGCTACCCTTATGAGTTTCGTCAATGCTCCGTGTTGGAATTGTCCCCCGACTTCATTGATTCGTTTGATGCCGTGGTCGCCTCGCCGCCGTGTGAAGATTTCGCCCGCGCATGGTTACCCTGGCTGCGTGGAGATAAGAAGCCGGAGCAATGGGCGATTGATCTATTGGAATGGTCGGTTGCGCTTTGTACTGGTCGCCGCAACAGAATTGTTGAGTGTAGCAACTTCTCCGCGCGCCATGTTCCCGGCGCAATCCGCTTTGATTCCTACTCGCTTTGGGGTGATGTGCCGCTGCTGATGCCGAAGCTGCCGCGTGGCAAGATGGCAAAGTCCGGTATGCGTCCCGATCTTCGCGCCGAAATCCCCCCCCCCATTAGCTGACTGGATCGCGCAATGTTTTACCCAACACCACAAGCAAACACTATGAAAACACCCCAAATATGCACATGTCGCACCGTGGCGGACGCTAACTGTCCGTTTCACAGTAGCGCGTATGGTAAGTCAACCGCTATGAGCGACACACCACGAACGGATGTGGAACAACTACGAACAGGTTGGCCTGCGTTTTATTATAACTTCGCCCGCCAACTCGAACGAGAGTTGAATGAGGCGAAGGAAATCCTTAAACAACAACACATCGGCTTAGGTCAATGCGCACGGCCTGCCTTTCACTGGTCACTTATCATTTGGAGGGATATATGAGCCTAAAACAAGAAATTAAGCCGTGTCCGTTCTGTGGGATCGTCGCCGTGCTTGGCGTTCAAGAGAATGACGGCTCGGAGTTTTGGATTACATGCATGGTTTGTCACGCGAATGGGCCAAAAGTCCAAGTGCAAGGCATGGCAATCCACGAGTGGAACAGGAGACGACCACCAACGGAAGAAAAGCCATAAGCTTCAAACTCTCTGACTTCAATGAAAAGTAATCTATTTGCAAAGCGGTTTGGTTGGTTGAGGGTTCAAAAGATTGACGCAGTGACCAAACACGGAAAGCAATCATGGCTTTGCGTATGTGATTGTGGAAATCAAACGGTTGTAATTGGTGGAAATCTTTCAAGTGGAACGACAAAAAGCTGCGGATGCTATAAATCTAAAGCCGTCCGAGCAAAATCAACAACTCACCAGCAAACAGGGACAAGGGAACACCAAACATGGTTGAGGATTAAGCAGAGGTGTGAAAATCCAAAAACACAGAACTATAAATACTACGGCGGGCGCGGAATAAAGATGTGCGACCGTTGGCGCGATTCGTTCGAGGATTTTCTTGCTGATATGGGATTGCGCCCTAACGGGATGACAATAGACCGAATAGACGTGAACGGTGATTACTGTCCAGAAAACTGTAGGTGGGCAGATTGGGCAACTCAGAGCGCGAACAAGCGCAAATCAAAACAATGTTCCGAATAGACCAATTCAATGCCAAAACCCAACAGCAAATCCGCGCCGCACTCGCTGCTGATCTTCGTCCCGCATCGCCCGCCCAGCCCGAACCGCACCACGAGCGGGAAGTTGAGCGAACGCATCCGCCACAAGCAGGACGCCCGTGCCGCGTGGTTGTCTGCCTCATTGCCCTACGCCGACGCCCTCTTGACCCTGACAACAACGCTGCGAGCTTCAAAGCCATTCAAGACGCCATCGCGGAAACGCTCAGACTCGACGACGGGGACAAACGGTTCACCTGGCAGTATCAGCAAATGCACACCTTTGGACGTGAAGGTGTGATCGTGAGAATTGAGACACTATGAGCAAAACCAAATTTCCACACACCGAAGCCATGGCCGTTGCCAAAGAATTGCAAGCGATGATTGCGCCAGCCTGCAAACGAATCTGCATTGCCGGAAGCTTGCGCCGAATGAAGCCGGAAGTTGGCGACATTGAATTGCTGTTTGTGCCGGTTATGTCCGAACGACCAGACGGATTGTTTGACTCCAGGATTGTTGACGTGTGCAATGAGGTTGTCGAAGGGTTGCTTGCCGATGGTGTTCTCGCAAAACGCCCAAACGTCAACGGGCACTTCACTTGGGGCGAGCGAAACAAGCTGGCGATCCACGTCGCCAGCGGCATCCCCTTAGACTTGTTCGCCACGACAGAATACAACTGGTATGTGTCCCTTGTCATCCGCACCGGCAGCAAGGAAACCAATCTCGCGCTGGCAATGGGGGCACAGAAGAAGAACGCCAGCCTTCGAGCCTACGGTTGCGGCGTGACGTGGGCGAATGGCGAAACAACGCCCGCCACCAGCGAGGAACACGTTTTCGAGATGTGCGGTGTTCCCTACAAACAGCCACAACACCGATGATCATCACCCCTTTTGACCACGAGCCGACGCGCTTTTGGGTTTCGTCTGACTCCGATCCCGGTGTGTTGCACCTGGTGGACACAGATTACGACGGCAAGCCGGGCTGCTCGTGCCACGACTTCATGTGCCGTGAACGCGAGTGCAAGCACATCCGCGCCGTGGTCGAACGTACCACTACAAAGCCAACACCATGAAAAACTCTCGCAAATGGAAAGCCAAATCGCCGCCGGTCGCCATTCAGCCAGTGGAGAAATGGGAGGATGTTCCCCGATGGACGAATTACACCGGTCAATGGTTCTGCTCGGTGTGCTTGACAATACAGCCATCGCGCGAAGCTCACGCGAATTGTCGCGCCACACCGGGAGACATGGCCGCCTGCGTTAAATCTGATCCTATCGCGCCTGTTCCTGAACAATCTGCTTCAATAGCTCAGGGTTCGGCCTTGGTTGCTGCCCCTTCTTCGGGAACAACTGTTTCTCCCGTCCATCCATCGCCTTGATACGGCTGTAATACTTCGTCGCCAGTTCCAACTCGCGCTTCTGCCGGTCGTTCAATGCCCTGGCGTAGTCCGCGCGCTCCGCGACGTTCAAGTCTGCTAATGGATGTTGGTTGCGGATGCTGGCGTCCAACCGATCCGCCGTGTAGCCGTAGTCCAAGAGGCTCTTATAGAACCGCTCTGCGTTTGCCACGTCGCCGCGATAGATGGATTTGCGGAAGTTCCGCAATGCTTGCGCTTCCGGTGCGTTGTAGCTGCCAAACTCGAACCGCTTGCCCGTCTTGGCCTCTTTCCAGTCTGACGCATCTTCGCGCGCCTCGAAATACGCCCATTGCTCAGGATCGCGCCGACGCACTTGCAAGATGATCTGTTGTAACTGTTCCGCTGCTGGCTGGCTCATGTAGTCGCCATCGAACGCCGACCGGAGGACATTCACCGCCCTGTCGTCTGTGAGCGTGCCGACGAGTCGCCAGCCTTTGTCCGAGTCCGGGATCGTGCGTTGATCGAACACATCCGGGAACGTCGCCTTACCGCTCGCCAGTTCGTAGGGTGCTTTTATCAACGGCCCTGCGCTTTGTGCCATTTTGTTGCCGAAATCGGTCGGTAGCTGCTTGGCGTAGTCGCTGATGAATTGTTCCATCGTGATCTGGCCGCGCACGTATTCCATGAACAACCGTTTCATGTTCACGCCGCCCGTCCATTCCGCCACGTCGCTCAATGCGCTCGGTGTATAGACTACCATCGCCTGACCTTTGGCGTCCTTGCCCACGAGGATATGTCCGCGCCGACGATCCGCTTCGCTCAAGCTGGCTTCAAGGTCGTCGTCATCGTCCCACAGTCCGAGAGCCACGCCGCCGAATTGATTCCAAAGCTCCTTGGCGATGCCCACGGCAATCAACGTCGTCACCACGCGCACGCCCGCGTAGCGCAACGCCGCCTGCCTCGATGTTGCCCCTTTCACGCCACGGATGCCGTCCGCGATGTTCCGCAGTTGGTTGGCGTGATAGCGGAAGTTCACGTCCTGCCACGACCAGAACGGCACGGCATACGCCCGCAACCATTGCCCGACCACGCCAAGGCTGTTGTAATCGCCGTAGGTTTTGAGGCTGATTTCCGCCGCTTTCGCATAAATCAATTCGTCTCCTTCCAAAATGGGGCGCAACCCGTCCACGTCCTCACCCAAGGCTTGAATGTCGCCGTGGAACGCACCGGCAAAGACGGCTTCCTTACCGCCGCGCAATCGCTCCACGTCCGCGAGGAACTTCGCATAGCGGAATGTGCCTTCGCGAAACTTGCTGCCCCGCATGGGCGCGCTGAGAGCGTGACGGATGTTCTCCATCTTCAACTCGCCTGGTGTCAGGAACGCTTTGAATTGTGGCAACTTGGTCAACTCGCCCGCTTCGCCTGCCGTGATCGTGTCAAACACACCTTCGCGCTGCGCCGCCTTGAACTCCGGGGATTGCTCGCCTGTGTCCGCGTTCCACAGTTCGCGGGCTGCTCGACTCAGATACTTGGCCGTGACTGGATCCGCCGCCAACACCTTGTCCACCGCGTCGGTTGAAAGGTTGCCGTATTCGTACCGTATCCAGTTCCACGGCGCGAACAGCTTGGTTTTCTTCCAGAAGTTGTTCGCCATGCGGAACGGCAATCCCATTGCGTGCCCAAGTCCGGGGTTCGTGGCTGCGGACTCGCGCCGGGCGATGCCGTTCAGGGCGTCCGCGATTTCTTCCGGCAATGCCCATTGGATTTTCTCCCCGGCAACCATCGCCGCGTGCAAATCTTCCGGCTTCACGTTCAGCACCTTGCCCGCCATCTGCGTGCGCAGGTCGCCATCATTGAACAAGACGCCCAATTTCTCAGCCAACACTTCCCGGCTCAGGATGTAATCCATCCGCAACGGCAGTTTCTTGAACGGTGTGAACAGCTTGTAGCCCGGCGGCACATTCCAAGGCTTGTTCCAATCCTTGCCATGCTGCTTCCGCAGTTGTTCGCTGATGTTGTAAGGCTTCCAATACTTGTCCACCAAGTCCACACGGCCATTGTGCGCCAGCACGTCCGCCGTGTGCAGATACATGGCCTTCATGTAATCGGTCTGGATCAGCTTGCCGCTGCCCAACGGTGCAATCAGATACCGCCGGAAATCTTCTTCCGTCGTCGGACGCACCCGATCCACCCGACCCGTCCATGAATCCACGATATGATGCGGGAAATAGAGAGGGTTGCGCAGGCTTTCGGGGATAATTTCGCCATGCGCGAGGATACTCTTTTGCAATTCCTCAGTCAGCGCGTAGTGTCGGCGCAACGCCTCGGTGATCGCCAAGCCGTCCGGGTGTTCAGTGATCGCCCCGGTGAGCTTCCGCAGTTCGCCCGCCACATCGTCCACGGTCAACCCCATCGGCAATGTGATGGGTTCTCCTTGCTCGTTTTTCAGGAACGTGCCGCGCCACCATAAATCCCGATACAGCACGAGCCTGCGGAACAGGTTGAACGGGTCTTTGTTCAACTGCTTTTCCAAGTTGAATTGCATCTCCTGCAAACGCTTCTTCTTACCCTCGTCCATCTTGGCGCGTTGGATGGCTTCCCCAAGCGCGTAATACCGCTTCAAGACGGCATTGTCCGCAGGCTTGCGCCCCAGCTTCGTCAGCGGTTCAACCACGGCCTCGATCCGCTTGGCCGCTTCCAACCGCACGGCGTTGTTTTCGACCGCAAACAGCCGGTAGCCGCGCCGGAACAAGGCGGATTTCTCCGCGCGTTCGCCGGTCAATGGAAGTTCAGGGATCGGACTGGTGAGATACCTCAAGCCAAGTTTGATCTTCTGCCAGAACTCGCCCGCCGTGGATCGCGTCAGGTCGGTGGCCGACTCCAATTCCATGAAGCGCGCCCGCGTTTCCGGTGTTTCCTGCGGCGTTCGCTGCGGTTTGACGTTCTGTGCGGCTTCGTCGGTCTGGTCGTCGGCCCAACCCTTGAGCATCATCAACCGCGCTTGCAAGTCCACGCGGAGCTTACTCAGGTCGTTGCCGATGTCCTTCCCTTGCGACTTGCGCTCAGTGATTTCGTCCTGGATGGAGTTAAGCAAATCTACCGTCTGCCCGATCATGTCCGAAGTCTCGGCAGGACTCCGCGTCTCGACGTTGCTCAGATTGGTCATCTGCTTCAACTGCTCACCAATCGCCGCCAGCAACTTCCGGTGTGCCGCGTTCTTTGCCTTCAACGCCGCCGCCTTGGTCATGCCTTTGGGCGGTGTCATGTGCTGCTTGATCGCCGCCATCAATTCCGTCTGGGCGTCCGCAATGCGTTGTTGCACGTCCGACCAGCTACCGCCGGATTCCTCGGACGATGTTTTCCGCGCTTCGGTTTCGAGAAACTTCTCCGCTTCGGCCTCGTCAAACCCTTTCAGATTCTTTGCCTTGATCGCCGCCACACCCGCGCGAATGGCTTCCGTGATGGATTTACCCGCCTTGATTGCTGCCCGCACCGCGCGCAATGCCGCGTTCAGTGCCCCGCGAGTCATCCAGACAGGTGCGCCCAAGACGCCTTCAAGAGTCTTGGTCTGGTCGAAGTCTGTCCGGGCTATCATCTGATCCAGCCAATCCATGAACGACGATTCGCGCGGCATCTCGCCGCCTGTGCCGTAATCCAACTCCGGGACGGGTTTCTTGTTTCCCATCAAATCCTGCTGTAAGTCCTGCAATTCCGCGCGCTTCGACTTCAACAACTCCGCCTTGCCGAATGTCGTGGCGTCCAGCTTCTTTTGCCATGCCGTTTGATCCTTGGTCGCTTTGGCTGCGGTCGCCTGCGCTTCTTTGGCGCGTGTTTCCGCGCGCCCCGCCACGGCATTGACCGCGCGCAACAGATTCTTCGGACTGGATAGCTCGCTCGAAAGTATGCGCTTCTTCGTCTCAATGCCAAAGTTGCCCATGCTCGGCGGTTTGTCGGCAACGGTGAACTCCACGGAGTACGATCGGCCAAGCCGCACGCCGCGCTTGCCGTCCCCGTCTGAATACCATTCATCTGTCGCCCGGCCCTGTATGCCTGCGTAGAGATTGTCCCCGAACCGCAGCACGAGGTTGATACGGTCGTCTTTCTTGGATAAAGACGCCTCCATGTTGGTTGCAATCTTGTCCAACGTGGCTTGAATGTCGTCACCGGTGTAAGATTTCTTCGCGCCCGTCATCACGAGGTTGTCTTTATCCTTCGTGGCTTCCGCCGCTGATTTGGACAATTCTTCCATGTCCGTTGCCAGTGTTTCCGCACTGGCTTTGGCTGACTCTGCTGTGTCGCGCTCGCGTTTCACGTCTGATACCTGGCGATAAAAGGCGTTTTCCTCCATCGTCAGCTTCCGCACGTCCTCAGTCAGCTTTGCCACATCCAAGGCGCGAGTGTCGCCGGTCGCCTGCGCCACCATCGAAGCCATTGCGATTGTCAATTCGCTGGCGGGGTCTTCAAACTCGTCACCAAGGAACTGACCTTTCAACGCCTGCAACGTCATCTTGCCCTTCGTCGCCAGCATGTTGTAAATCGGCGCGTCCATGCTGCGCTCCTGACCGTAGAGCGTGATATTAACTTCGGTGTTCCAGTGCTTAGGGCTGTGCCGGTTGCCCTGTCGAATGATACGGCCAATGCGCTGATCCATCTTTGCCGCCGTCATCTGCATGGGAGGGTCAAGATGAAACTCCGCGCTCATGAGCTGTGGCACGTCAACGCCTTCACCGATCTTCTCCGTGCTGCCGATCAAGATTCGCACCGCCCCGGCCCGCACCTTGTCAAACAGTGCGTCCCGCTTCGTGTCGCTGTTGTGTTCGGTGATGACGCCAATCTCATGCTCTGGCACGCCCATTTTGATCAGCTTGGCGCGGATGTCGTTGTAGATGTTGAACTCGCCAACCGCGTTGGATTCCATCGCCGCCTCATCCTTCGCGCCGGTGTCCGTGCTTTCCTCGTCGGCCTCAGTCGGTTCAGCCTCCAAATCCACCACCACAGCGTTATCCTTCGTCGCCTTGGTTGACCCTCCCACAAACCCCATGAGTTTGTCGGTGTTCAACGTGCGGTACATGTCCGCGAACACCATCATGGTCGTGCGCTTGCTTTTGCCCGCCTGCCATTCCGCGAAGATGTCCCGGACTGCGGTGTTCACCTTGCTGTCAGGATGATCCGCCGCATCCGGGAAGATGCACCGGGGATCAAGTGCCGCCGCCGCGCCTGCCCGCATCGTCGCAATCGGCACCCACGAGCTTTCAAATCGCCCCTTTTTGTCCAGTCCGTCCCATTTGCTGCTGATGTCGCCCACCAAATCAAGCCATCGTTGAAACTCTGGATTGACCGGCGTGACTTTCAACTGTGGCGAGCCGCCCTTAATCTTCGGCACGTCCAAGCCAAGTTCCTCGTTGCCGATCTTCACAGACATGCCCATGCGCGTCAGTGTGGTCAAAGCCGCGCCGTTCTTGAACTTCGCCATGCGGGTGACTTCCTTGAACTTGTTGTCCCATCCGAACTCGAAGTTGCTCGTCACTTCCGCGAACGCCGTCGCAAAGCTATCGAACGTCTTGACGCCCATATCTTCCAACAATTTCGGATTGGTGACGTGAATCTGTCCCCAAAGCTCGGCAAGTGTGTTGCTGACCGGTGTGCCGGTGAAAAAGAACACGTTGCGCCCATTCGTTCGCTGCTGGACGTTCCGCGCCTTCACCATCAAATCAATGGCACGCTGGCTGAAACTGCTCGGAACCCCCTTCACGTTGTCGAGTTGCGTCGTGATGGGTATGTTTTTGAAGTTGTGCGACTCGTCAATCAGGATGGCATCAATGCCCAAATCCTCCCACGCAAGCCCCTTGTCGTGGTGTTTTGCAATCTGTGACAGGTTCGCATCCAACCGCCTCTTGAGGGTCTTGATCTTCTTGACGATGTTCGCCACTTCCCGCGCCATGCCGCGCGTAGATTTGTCAAACTCCGCCTGTGCCGCGCCCATCTCAACCAACACCTGACGCAAGCTGTCAATCTGCTCGTCAAAAAACGCCTTAATCGCCGCCTCGCTCGGTCTGATCGCCTTCATCTGCTCGTGCGTGATGACGATGTGATCAAACTTGCCCGATGCGATGCGAGAAATCAGTTTCTTGCGGTTCTCGCGCTTGAAATCGTTCTCGGATGGGATCAATACTTTGCTGCCGGGGTAAAGCTGCTCGATGGTGCTGCGGAATTGGCCCACGGTCGGCTTTTTCACCACAAACACCGATTTCTTTGCCAGTCCGATGCGCTGTAATTCCCGGCCAAGGATCGTGATTAACGCCGTCTTGCCGCTGCCAACACCGTAGGCAAACACCGTGCTACCCTGTTGGATGCCGCGCTGTACGCCGTCGAGGATGTGTTGCTTGCGCCAAAACCAGTCCGTGACTCCTGGCAGTTTCAACTTTGAACCGTCGAAGTCAGGCGAGACGAAGCTGTTCTTCTTCCGATTCCATTCCCGCTCCAACACGTCCCATACGGGAAGGTTTTCCTCCCGATACTCTCCGCGCTCACTGTCAAAGCTGCGATAGGGCACGCGGTGTTCGGTCGTGTGTGACCACTTATCGAACTCCGCTTTGATCTTGTCAACGATCTGATTGGCGTTCGTGCTGGCTGCGGTGTCCTCGTAAGACTTCCCATCACTGTCAGTTTTCATCACCCGCACGCGCTTCATGTTCAAAGCCGCGTCCAGCAATTCCATCGCGGATCGTTCGTTCGTGCTGTATTCCACCCGCGCCCGTTCGCTCAATCCGTATCTTCCGCCACGGCCTGTACCAGCAACGGCAAATTCTTCTGTGGTCGCCACAAATCGAACTTCGTCGCCGTTCAACCCCATCTCGTCCTTGGCAAATTGGTTGTGGATCGTGGCTGGTATCCAGCGTCCCTCAATGCCGAACTTCAAGCCGCCAAAGGGATTAGTCGGCGGTATGACCTTTTTCAACGCCTCGACGTTCCGCAGGTATTGAGAATCCTCTTTTGCTGCGAAAATTGCCTTGGCGTATTTGTCCCGGATGTCGCCCGACAAGTATTCGTTCCGCGTCATCAGCTTGCCGGTGTCCACGTCCAGATAGGCTAGGTCTTGATCCACCAACTCCTTCACAATCGCCCCGTCATCCATTCCGGTGAGTTGCTTGATGAAATCCAAGTCCATTGCGCCTTTGTATGCCTGGCTGATTGCCAATGCCGCTACCGCGTTCTCTGCCGTCTCTGGTGCGCTGTCTGGCTTGCCAACCCGCTTGCTCAACACGTCCGCTTCGTGAACCTTATCAACCGTCTTGGTGGGGTCGGTCGGGTGCTTCTCGACTGTGGTGTATTCCAATCCCAACACCGTGTAATAGTCCGGGTCGGTTTCCAGATGCTTCAACTTGCGCGTGCTGTCCGTGATCGTGCCGCCAAGCTGCTTCACCATCGCCTTGTAGCTTTTCGCCAGTTGCTTGCGCCCGGCTTCAATCTCCGCCGCGTCCGTTCCTTCCGTCCGCTCCATGCGATACTGCTTCTTCAACAGGTCGCGCGTGGCGATGTATGACTTTGCGGTTGCCACCAGTGCAGGCTTGGTGCTGTCCCAAGTTGGTAGATGCTCGGTGAAGTTGCGGGATTCCACCACCTGACCAGTGCTGTTCAGGTAAAGCGAGTAATCATCGCGCTGTGTGGTCGTCACTTCCGGCTCGGTCGCCTGCGCCATGATGTCCTTGGGCATCGCTTCCAATGCCTTGTCCAGCTTGGCTTGAAGGTTGCCCGTGCTAACAACGGTGTATTCGTTCTTCCGATACATGCTGCCCTCGTGGGCGTGCTTGCCCAACACCATGTCCGGGTTAGCCGCAAAGTATTCGTTCACGAGCATCGGCTCGTCGCCTTCTGCCGCTACATTCACCTGATTCGCCCAACGCTGTCCCTCAAATGGCTTGCCGTCCGGTCTGCGAAGTATCAACAGGTCGGTGACGACTTCCGTCGCCGCGCTTTCTTTGAAAGCATCGTTTGGTAACCGGATCGCCGCCACGAGTTGCCCCTTGCTGGCAAGCAAGTCGCGTTGACGTGGCCGCGCCTCCATCGTGTTCTTTGTCGTGATGGCAATGACCAACCCGCCGGGACGCACCTTGTCCAGCATCCGCGCGAGAAAGTAATTGTGAAGGTTCAGGTCGGGATATTCCTTGCCCGGACCCACTTCGTGGAATGGCACGTTGCTGATTGCTAAGTCGAAGTAGCCGTTCGGGAGTTTGGTTTCCTCGAAGCCTTGGATGCGTGTGTCCGCTTCCGGGTAGAGATACGAAAGCAACTTGCCGGTGATCGTGTCCAGTTCCACCGTCGTCCATTGCGTTGCATTGGCGAGGTTGTCCGGCGCGTAGCCAAGAAACAATCCGCTCCCGGCTCCCGGCTCAAGTGCTTTGCCGCCTTTGTATCCCAACCGTTCCGCGACTTTCCACGCGAAATCTACCACTTGCTTGCTCGTGTAGTGCGCGTTGACGCTGGATTCTGCCGCTGCGTTGAACTCGGATTCCGACATCAATTCCCGCAACTGATCGTAGGCTTTGCCGTATTTCTTTTGCCAGCCCTGATCCCACTCGCGCCGCTCCGCTTTGCCGCTGTTGAATAGTTCCTTGAAGCTGCCCCAGCCCGACCACTGCGCCATTGTCGCAACTTCTTCGGGTTTGGGTGTGCGGGATTCTTTCTCGATTGCGCGAAGCGTGGTGAGTGCGGCGATGTTCGCCTTGATGCGGGAGACTGCGCCGGTCGGCGCGGGATTCTCCGTCAGGCGGAGATTGCTTCGCTGGATTCCACCGGGAAGCTGTTCGACTGATTCTGTTCCTCGAACTGATCCAATGCCAGTTCCACCTTCCGACTCTGTTCCGGCGTCAGAAACGGTCGTTCCTTCGCTGTCGGGTGTTCCGTTAACATCGGCAACAGGCTTTCCATCACCATCGGATCGGCGGCTTTTGGTTTTCCTTCCATCTGCCGAACGTATTGAAGTTTGAACCTCTGCACCTTCGCTGCTAGGTGAGTCACCAGTTGATTGCTCTCCGCCAGTTGAATTAGACGCGCCGGGCAACTGTCCTCCATCGCGTCCGTCACCAGCTTTGCGAGTTGTCGTTGAGGCATCATCTTGTTTTCTACCATACGCCTCGCCACCATCCTTTGCCAGAAATTTATTGCGTGCATCGCGGTAGTCGCTCCGCATGGATTCATAATCCTGACTGTATTGCGCTTCCTGTTCTTCTGTGAGTGGGGTTTTCGGCCGCTTCAACTTGTCCCACTTAGAATAGCTGTCGTGATGCTTGCTCTGCGCTTTTGATTGTTCGTGTGATTGCAACTGCAATTCCGCCGTGAATCCGTCCGCCAAACGAAGCTGGAAATGGATTCCGTGATACAACGCGCTCGTTGGTTTTCTCAGCATGTCGTCATGGGCGACAACATCAAACTTTTCCGCTATCTGGTTGACAAGAGATGTCATTTCCGCCGGTGTCTCGACTAGCATCCTCGCTCGGAGATAGTCCGAAACATTGCGCGGTTGAATGACCGTCAACTTCTTTGCGATGCTTCCCGCTTCCTTCGTCACCGCACCGTTTCCGTAAAGAGTGACGCCGGGTGTTGCATCAACAAACCCTTGTAAAATGGCCTGATATTGCGGTTTTAATTCTTCCGAAATGCGTTGATTTTCATTGGCATCATTGGACTTTTGGTATATCTTCTTACGTGTGAGTGGATCAACTTCCAAACTTCCAGTAGCTAAAGTCCTGACCGGCCCGGTTAAATTTCCAGACGGTTCTTTTGGTCGCGTCGTGCTGCTCTCGGATCGCACGCTGGATACAGAGGCTTGGGATTCATCTGGCAAGGATTGGGTGCGCGGTGTGCTGGATGTCTCCGACTTCGCAGGCCCGTTTTCTGACGCCACTGCCGCCGACTTGTCTGCGGCTGGCGTCACGCCCTGACCTGTCAGTGTAGCCTTCGCCTTCTTGTAGCGTTCCTGCAACCGTTCCATCTTCGGCACGCGCGCCGCCTCTGGCGATACCTGCATGTTGTCATCCAAGTCCGCCAGCTTCACCTTGACCGCATCGGGATTCTTCCGCAACCGCTCGATGTATTGGTCGTAAGTCTCCGTGTCGCGGCGCGTCAACGCATCCACCGCCGCGCCTACGCTCTGACCAAACTGGCTCGTAATCTCCTGAATCGGCGTGTCTGAATCCTCCACCACATCATGCAAAAGTGAGATGGTTTGAAGGTGTGGATCATTCGGAAACTTCGCCGCGACACGTTCAATGTGCGCCGTGGTGGGTTCAACTCCATGCCGCAACTTCCCGCGCAACCGAGATTGCATCAACGTGCGGGCTGCGGCGATGTCGCCCGCCTTGACCGCACCAGTCGCGCCCGCCATGCCTTGCCGCTGACTTGGCATCTCACCACCCGGCGCAATCTCATCAAAGATGTCGCGTTTGACCGGCGACGGCGAGGCAGTCTCCACCACGGGAGATTTCAGTTGCCCCGCCGCCGTGCCCGTTCCTTGGGTGGGAGAAGATTGTTTTGTAACCTCTTTCCACGCCTTGCCACCGACCGGCCAAGACTCAGGATATTTGTGCCCATCAGGAACGCGCTCACCCTGGATACTCCGCACCGCATCTTCCTCAGTCTTGAAGATACGATCACCGCCCGGCGTTCCGTCAGGTGCAATCTCCGTCACCTTGACCATGCCAGCATGTTCCGGCTTGGATGAACGAGTTAGAAGCAATGTGCTGCCCTTCTCGTTTGCCTTGAACTCGCGGCGCAATGCCGCGCCAGCCTTGGCTTGCGGTTGGTTTGGATTCCCGTTTTCATCCAATGTTTTCAGGGGTGAAGCGGCATTTTCGACTGTTTTACCCCCCTGTTTGGATTCCACCCCCTGAGCCGATGGTATCGCGCTGGCTTGCAACGTCTTTTGCAAATCCGCAACCATGTTCGCCAAGTCGCCCTTGGTCGCCGGGGCTGCGGCTTGCTCTGGCGTCAGCTTCGGTTTCAAGTCCTGTTCCGCGCCTGGCAACGCTTCCAACTCCGCGCGCACCTGTGATTGCTTAGAAGCACCCGGCGCGGGAGAAGTCGCTTGCACCGTGCCGGGTGTTTTTTGTTCAGCCAAACCAGTAGTATTCGGAACGTCAGGGGATCGTGGAGCTTGCGATTGTGAGATTTCGTCTGCAACTTCGTCGAAGATGTCGGGTTTATCCGCGCGAGTGTTGAAAGACTTCTCGATGCCCTGCATCGTCTCCGCGTTGGCGTCTTGCTCGACGTTGGGTGTTGGTTGCTGCCTGTTGTTGCTGATGCCATCAGCCACCTGTGAGAGTGTGGTAACACCGCCACCAATCGCCGCGCCCACGAAACCGGCCATCAACGACTCTTTGAGGCTTTGCTCGAAAGGCTTGTCCGGGTTGCGCGCAAGGCGTTCGTTCAAATCTTGAAAGGTCTGGTCGGTGTATTCCTCTGCGCCTTCCATGCCCGACTCAATCAGAACCTTTTTAACCCGGTTCATCACACCGCGAATACCCTCATTACGAAACACGGATTCAACACCCGTATTGCCAAAGCCGCGCGTGACCAGTGCTGTGATCGCGCCGCTCATGATCGCGTAAGGCAACGCCTCGGCAGTCGTCTTACCCTCGCCGTAATCCTGCGCCAGTTGCGTGCCGCCGCCGACAACACCGCCGATTCCAGCCGCCACCTTCAAAGCTGTTGCGGGATTTGCCGCAGCCATGCCCGGTACCATGTAAGTGGGCAACTCAACCACGCCACGGGTCAACGCTTCCGATACCTGATGGGTGGTGTCATCTCCGAACGTCTGCGCGTCCCGTCGGGAGATGTCCGCTTCGCGTTCGGAGTAGCCTTTCAGCACCGCGCGATTCTGTTGCGCTAGTTCTGAGTCGCCCAACCCGACCATATCCAGCCCGGCCACCGCGCCCGCGTTGATGACACGCGGCAACATCGCCGCCTTTTGTATCGCACTGTGCGCGGCACTGGCGATGCGAACGCCGGTGGGGATGCGTTCAAGTTCTACTGTCGGACGAGGCTTTGTGTCCGGTGCAATCTCGTCAAAAATGTCACCACCGGAAACCTTGTCCGGCGCAATCTCGTCGAAGATGTCTGGCATGATTCAGAATGAGTAACCACGTTCAGCCGCCAATTTACGCGCTTCTTTCTTGTTCCCGCCTGCTTCCTTCAACAACTCCGCCGCCGTCTCCGCGTCCAACGGCTTGCCAGATTCACGCATCGGACGCGCGGGTATCTCGGTTTGCTTCGGCTCGGTGATCTGGTTGAAATCTCCAATCTTCCGCTTTGTCGTCACCTTGCGCGCGGGTTGACCGGGCACGGCTGGCTTGCCGGGCACGGCTGGCGTGTCCTTGCCAAACCACCGGGATTTCGCGGGCTGCGCGGGCACTTCGTCTTGTGCTGGAATTTCCGGGTAATCCGTCGTTGTCGTCTCGTAAGAGTCGTTCGCCTGTGCCGCTGCCGATGGATTCTGCTTCCACTCGCCATTTATACGATACATCGCGCCGGGTGCGACGGTCGGCACTTTAGCTGCATTGTCCGCCTCATTGTTGGCGAACTGCGTAATGTTGCCAGTAGTCCGCGCAATCTGATCTGTCGGCGCGCCATTTCGCGCCATCGTGGATTGGCCCGCCGCTTGGAATACTTTTACCACATCTGCCCCGGAAATACCCCAAGCCATTGCTGCATCGGCAATATCCTGGCTTAACACCGCGTCATCTTGCGGAGCTTTCCCGCTCATCATGGCGTGAATCCGCGCGCCGCCACCGTCTCGGATCCGAGCGAAAGCTTCATTCCGCTGCTGTTGCGCTTGTGCGTCTGCGCCGTGCTTCGCCGTCTGCGCGTCGTAATTGCCAGCCTGCGCGCGACTCACCATCGTATCGTTATCAATCTTCCGGCGTTCCTGATCCAGCCGGTAACGCAACTGCGGAGCGCGTAGCATGTGTTGAGCAACCATGTCCATGCTTTGCTCAATCGGACTGGTGATGCTGTTGTAGTCGGTAGGTCGGCTTGGCATAATTCACGAAAGGTTGGAATTTACGTAGGTGATGTTTGGGTCGTAGTCGTAGCTATCAACCTTTGGATTATAGCCACCACCACCACCGCCGCCGCCACTGCTCGATGCTGTGGAGGCATACGCACCCAAGCCGCGCCCAGCCGCGCCTAGCAGACTGCCAGCCGCGCTCCATCCGTCGCCTGCGCGCAAGGCGTCCCGTTGAGCCGCTTCGCCGATCTGCGCCTCGCGTTGAGATTCAAACCCGATGTCTCCAATCTCTTGACTTGCCCGACGTTGCGCGATGTTCCGCGCCAAGCCCCAATCTTGGAACGCCCCAGCCTTGGCTTGTGCCGCGCCAATGATGCGATTCCATGCGTTTGAGATTGCCGATTGATTTGCCGTTGCCGCCGCAAACGGTGTTGAAACTGTTCGGGAGACGGTCTTTTGCTGTGTCGGTTGGGCTGCCGGTGCTGTAATGCGGTTGTATTCCGCCGCTCGCGCCGCTGCCGCTTGGTCTATCGCTGGCTTGGCCTTGTCTGCGCCGGCATCCGCCGTCTCGCGCGCAACAATCGCACGCGCCTTTTGCTCCTTTAGGCCGAGGTTGTAAAGCGTGTTGGCGCGTTCTCGATCCTGCTGCTTTTGAACCTCGTCCTGCGCCTTCATTGACGCCGCAGTGCCGGCGAGTGCCGCCGCCAAAGCCACCCACTCTACCCATCCGTCTTGGGATCGCTTCTTCCGGTATGCCTTGATGTCTATTTTCATCGGTTCACCATCCTTTGAGTTTCACCGCCCCAACCAAACAGCGGCGCGACATTCGGATCGTATTGCCGCGCCTCGTTGTTGGCAATGAAGTTGCCCGTCCACTCTTTGAAGAAATTCCCGATCGGAGCGTAACTGGTCGGCTTTTGGTACGCCTGAGCCGTGCGAAGCGCAAGGTTTGCCGCCGCGCCGGGGTCTGCGCTGGCTTGTAGCTGCGCCGTGAGGTTGCTCCGCTGTCCTTCCACGGTTTGCCGCAATTCGTTCGCCTGAGCCTGTCCAGCATCGGACACGTTGCGTAGCTGCTGCCGGCGTTCATCTTCGAGGTTGGCGTTTTTCTCCGCGTCAACGCTCCCACCCATCAAACCGGATCGCGCCAGCGAATACACAAGGTTGCGCTTGGTGTTGCCAAACTCCTTTTCCAGCTTCGGCTTTGCGTACGCCTCGTAGTCCTTGGCGCGCGAGTCGTAAAAGTTGTCGTCGAATCCAGCAAACTCCTTATCAATCGCCTCGTTGCCGATGGCGATGTTTTTAAGGCGCGTTTCCTCAAGCGCGCGTTGCTGTTCGGCTGCTTTATTGTTGTTCCCGCACATTCCCATATTATTCGCCCTCCTTCAAAGGTATGTCGTAATCGAACGTCCGCGCCGCGCTCATCGCCCGCATGTGATCGAAGCCACCGCACAGAAACGCTACCGCGTTCTCCATCTCGGCGTACTGGCTTTTCAACACATCACTCGAAAGGCGCGTCCGGTAATCATCTGATTTCGCCATTGCGTTCGCGTCCAACCATGCGTTTGCCCCGGTAACAATCATCGGGTAAAGCCTGGGCGCGTTATCCCGCACCCATCCGGGCACTGCGAAGTTGCCGATGATGTTCAACATGCCGGAAGCCAGCACCACATCCTTGATGCTGCCCGGTTCGTCTATGATGTCGTCCATCAGCGAGCAAAAGGAGTCGTAATCACAAAGCCACACCGCCGCCTCGCGGTTGCCTTTGGTTATCGTTAATGCTCGTTCAAATGTCATCTTGCGTCCCCACCGTTAAAGTGAAAGGCGAACGTGCTGAATCTCGCGTATTCCGCACCCGTTGTCACGCCCCGAACCTTGAAGAAGGCACCTGACATTGTGGACGGAATAACGCCCTTGCCAAAGCTGCTATCTGAACTCCGATAAATCTCTTTCAACACGCCGGATGTTGCATCCATGCCGAACGACAACGCCCAACCGCCTTCAAGCCCGACATCCATTCCAGAGCCAAGCTTCTTGGTCGCTGCGCTGCGCGCATCCAGCCAAGGCGTTTCCCATGAGCAGACGCTCGTGTCGTATGTCGCGTTGCTGGTTCCGCCATACAGGTAGATTTTACCGTCTGTGCTGCGGACATAGACTTGCCCTGCTCTCTCTACAAATTTTTCAGGGGTAAAGAACTCGGCAAAGATAAATGTTGTCGCGCCGGGATTTGTGTCTTGAACAATATCAACCGTGGCGGTTGTTGCGTCTGCAATGAAAGACCCATCTTCTCCTGTTATGTTCGTTGAACCGCTAACGAAAGTGAATGTTGCGCCAGCCGCGATTTCTTTCGCGCCGCGAGTGATCGAATACCGCCTGCCGACGGTTAATCCGGTAAAAAATGCCTGCCACTGTGTTGCAAACCCGGCGGAATAATTGGCGGATGTCGCGGCAAAAGGGATGGTCGGGTCATACGTTGACCATGCTGTAATGCCGCTGCTCGGGAAGTAGCTGAACACGTAAATCAAATCCCCGACCGCCAGCCAATAACGGTTGCTGATAGGCTCGACGATGCTTGCCATCTGACTTACGCCTTCGCTTAACAGCCGCGCCTGAATCAGCGAATCAATCGGCGTGCCCAAATCCGCCGGGGTAAGATTGCCGCTGCTGTCCCGCACGCGCAAACTACGGACACCGCTGTCCGAACAAAACAAGACATCCGTATCGCCTATGCTGCGAACACTGTCACCGTTCACAGTGCCGATGTTCTCCAACGTCTGAGGCACGGAGTAGTTGGCTGGGGCAGGATCGACCGCAACGACCTGAATCGACCGCCGCGCCAACACCGCAAGTTTGCCCTGATAGATTGCCGCCGCAAGAATGTCGTCGGAGAATCCATATTCCGATGATAAATCCATGAAGCCGTTACCCGCCGCTTTTAGTTCGTTGAATACGGTTGGGCGATTGATCGCGCTAAAGTAAAAAAACGCGCTATCGCCAGTCAGATAGTTCTTTTTCTTGTAAGTCAGTCCGACGGTCGGGAATTGCCCCGTCAAATACCCAGCACCAAGGGTTTCGAATTGGCCGTTCTCATTGAACACGAGTCCGACGGTGTATTTATCGTCGGCAATCCATGATCCGCCGAATGTAAAGCGCGTTACCTGGGCCACTGACGCCACCGCAGCAACGCCGCCGCCAAACTGCGATGCTGTTGTTATGAGTTGCGTGGCCATATCAGTTGAATGTGATCGTGAAAAACGCGGTGATTGGATCGGATTCCGACACCGTTCCGAGGTTGTCTGTCACTACGAGTTTGAACCTGGCCGAATAGGTTCCTGGTGGATAGGCATAGGTGTTGTTCCAGTGAAACTTTGTGTAGTCCTGATTCAAGTTGGCTGAATAGATGTTCGGATGTCCGTCAATCTTCACCCATGAATAACCGTAGGGCGCACTTCCAAAATACAACGCCGATGTAACCAGTTCGGTATAGACGTTGTTGCCTTGGAAGCCTGCGCCGGATGCCGTGTACGCGCTCAGGATAACTTGAGCCGTGCCTGTTTGTGGGACGTTGTTGATTGTGACACCGCTTCCTGTTCCTCCCGCTCCTACTGTTATCGTCACAAACGCATTCAATGGGGCGTCTGCGCTGGACGTCACGTATTTTGACACATAGACGACCGCCCCGACCGCCACCGCTGAATAATCGTTTCCCCCGCTGTACGCGGAAATTGAATCCGCCAAGGCCGAGCAAAACAATTCAAGCGTGGCATAACTGGCTGATGCCAACCCGCCAGCCATCGCCCCTTTTACGTCCACGCCATCAATGTTGAATTGCACAAGCGTGAATCCAGTTCCAGCCACAACAAACGCCGCAAACAAGCTGCCAATGCACATCTGCCCCGCCACCGTCACCGAGATGTCCGATCCGTTGATGCCGGTATTGGCAACCGGCGCAGTGATAAAAACATCTTCCCCGATGGATTCCGCCGTGAACCCATGAGAACCGGCGTTGATGTTGGAAACAACATTTTCCGCCGTCGTTTCGGAATCTTTCTCCCAATTCACGGACGCGCTCAACAGCTCGAACGTGCCCGCAAGGATGCTGGTGATCTTGTTCGTGTCCAATCCTCCCGCCATCGGGTTTGATCCGATAGTAAGATGATGCGTACCGGATGCGGTAATCGCGTAAGCGTTGCCCACTGTTCCCGTCGTCCGCGCCGTCAATACCAGCGTGTTCGCGCCTGTATCGTATGCGCCAGCCTTCACCGTCGCATGTGGCCCTGTGGCGATGTAAGCCACGCCGGGGATTCCTGTGTAATTGATTGCGTCGGCAAGATTCTGCATGGCCGCGTCACCGTTCACGGTGTTGCCTATCAAAACATCATCCGCCAGCGAAATAGCTGTTTTCCATGTGTATGTCCTGCCGTTGATCGTGATGGAGCTTCCGTTTGCCGGGGCTGTGCCGTCATTAGTGAGTGTGCAAGTCGCGCTCGCGTTGGTCTTGCCAGCGATGATTCTGAACTTGGCTTTTGCGCCGGAGCCCGCGCTGCCGGGGGATGCCTCTGTCTGGATCGACGAAACCAGCGTGCCTGAGCTTCCGCCCTGCAATGTCTTGGTAATGACCGCCTCAAAGTCTGTCGCCACCGGGCCGGATACGTCCGCATAGACGTTAGTTGCCGTGTAAGCCGCTGTGAAGTTGTCCGATCTGTCATTCACCATGCGCGCGAAGTCTGCGGCCAATAGTGCGTTAGTTGAAAGGTGAGCCAGTCGCAATCCGTCTGTGAAATCCCGGTCAAGCGTGCCGTTGTAGTAACCAAACCGGTCGCCATCAGCAAAAGTAGCTAGAGCAAAAATGTTGCCCGCATACGTCCAAGACGCCCGAACATCTGTCATTGCGTGCTTGGTCTTGTCGTAAGTCACGCCGTCTATCACCGCCGGGTGTTGTAGCTGCTGATACGTCACGCCGCTCGGCATGGCAGAGGCAAGGACGGGTTGTGATAGGGTTGGAGATGTCCCAAACGCCAGTGCGCTACCGAACACCGTCAGTCCAACCGCCGTCGCCTGCATCCCGAACGTCCGCACACCCGCTGTCAATTCCGCGCCTGTCTCCGTAATGGCAACATTCGCATACAGCGGAAACGCCTTGCGCTTCTCAATCTCCCCGCCGTTTGTCAGGTGTCCGTTGCTCAACTCCACGAGAGAGCCGGGCTGGGGCGCAAGCGAGAATCGCCGCACATCCAACCCCTTCGGAAACCCATCTAATACGAGATAGCTCATAGGATCACACTGACCACACTTGCCAGAACTCGCCCGACTTCTCGAAGTCCCTGGGCGTGATATGCTCAGGTTCTTCCGCGCCGAACAATCTTCTCACCCCCGCAACGCGATACCAAATCGTTGCCGCTGCCGAACAGACATTTCCCTTTGGCGAACTATCGCCCTTGCCGCCTAATGCCGTGTTCAAAATGCCTTTCCAGTCGTAAGGCTGTCCGCGCATGGCTTCAAAGGCGACACCCATCCGGCCCATATTGAGCGTTGTCCTCGATCGCAGCACCCGGCAAAGGTTCTCCGTCCGCAGTGGGTATTCATTTGTCCCAAGTCCATCGCGCGATGCGTAGGACACTCCGCCGCCCTTGTACACCTCGACATGCGAGACTCCGCCGGATGTCATCCACGCGATTGCCCGCCCGAACACGCTGCTGGGCGCATATAGCAGGCAATCACCGGGCATTAGATCGCGCGGATCAATCATACGTCAGAATTTCCAGAGAAATCCAATGCGATGCTGCGCGCCTTGGTAGCTTGTCCACTTCTCGTAGTCGTACACCAAGTCGTCTGGAATGAAGCGCGACTTCGATTTGATGGCTTCCGGGACGCGGATCGCTGATCCAATGCCGAATATGCCGATAACCCCATCATGGCCCGGACTAGCGTTCAACGGCGTGGCGATGCCGGTAAAGGCGAATGGAATGACGGTGAGCTTGCCCATGAGCGTGACGGGCACTTGTAATTGGAAATTGCCAGATGGCATGAACGTATCCTTGCCGATCCGATCCACCCGCAGCACCGCGCCAAAGGTATCGCTCACCTTGTAGAGCGCGCCCACGCCGATGCCTTCCCCTTCGCCTTTGGTGAAGATTCCATACGTCGCAAACATCCAGTTGCTCGATGGAGTTGAAAGGAAGTTGAACGCATCCAAGACAGGCGATGCGATGACA